GCTTCCAATGGTATATATTCTACATTTGATTATTTAACACAAGGAACTAGATATGTAACTGTGTTTAATGGTGTTATTTCGAGTATTGATAACTTATGTCCTGTTGGACCTGGTAGTGTAATAGCTACACAATCTGGATATGGAACTGGAATAATAGAAGTATCTAGAGGAGAAAATAGTATAACCATGACTCCTTTCCACACAGTAGGTAGAGATTGGATTGAGGCTAAAGCTAGTACAGATGGTATTTACATATATGCAATTAGAAACCTCTCAGTCCCAGAAGCTGCAGGAAAAATCGAAAGATCATTAAATTATGGTGCATCTTTTTACCCTATCACTTCTGGTATTACTCCAACTCACAACCCAGTTGCTATAGCAATGGATGAAACAGCATCCACTGTAGTTGTTGTAACTCAAAATGGATATATCTATTATAATTTAGGTACTTACTTTAATAACTTTAATCAATCAACTGCTCCTGGAATAAGAGATTGGAAAGCCGTTGCAGTAAGTGCTACAGGAAATATAATTGTTGCAGCAGCCTCAGATGGTACAGTTTGGAGAACAACAAAAAGTCAGATAAGTAATAATCAAGGCTGGCTTCAATCTAATATAGGATATGGAGGTGGATCAACTTCTTGGACATGCATAACAATAAACCGTGATGGTAGTAGAATTTGGTTAGCTGGAAATAACACACATTTATATAGATCAGATGATGGTGGATACACTTTTGTACCAATACAAATAACAGTTACAATACCTGGTCTTGGTTCAGCTAATATTAGTAGCCCTTTTAATTTTTCTAATATTGCTACAGATAATCTAGGTAACAATACAGTAGCTACAGTAGAACCAAATAGTAATTCTTCTAATTGTGGTTTCATTGCAAAAAACTTTATAGGAGGGCCAGTTAATTATAATAACTGGTCATGGGGGTGGGGAAGAACTGGATACTATCCATACAATAATATAGTTAATGGTTCTTGGACAGGATTAGCAGTAAGCTCAGATGCTGCTACAATATATGCTGTTAATAACGACCCTTCATTAGGTGGATTATATGTATCACAAGATAATGCCTCTAACTTTTTCGGAATAGGGGGCGTAAAGCCTTATTCTTCAATAAGTTATGTCCGAAACCAAACCTGCCCAGCTAATGGTACAGTTCTAGAACAATTTTGTGATGGTACTACTTGGACTCAAATAATTGCTAATGGTAGTTGTTCCACTTACACTACTCAAGAGTATAACTCATATTTATGTCCAATTATGCAGAATTATGTCTGTGATTGTGGATTTGGTTGTGAAGCATATCCAAACCCATGTTATTATTATGGATGTTATGACTGTAATGGCGGGGTTGTTTAATATATAAAATAAAAATTTATGATAAATTATTACAGAAAGAATCAAATGCACTTATCGGTAGATACCGAAACACAAAAAGTTATCGTTTTAATGAACGAATCTAATGAATGTTCAATACGCGTTACTGCACCAGCCCCGTTTTATGATAAAATAGCTGAAGATTTAACTAATAATATTATTGAAGAATCGACAGAAGAAGCATTTATCGCTACTAGACAGGAAGTAGAAACTCGTCTTTCTTCTTTATAAGATTGCGGTTTTTGGACTCTGTTATATATTTATATACGAACAAAAAAATATAAAACATGTTAACACTTATTATCGTATTAGTACTTGCAGCCGCTGTTACCTTTGTTCTAATGAGAAAAGGTAAGATTGCTGACACAAACAACAACAACATTCCTGATGCAATCGAATCAAAAATCGAAGCAGTTAAAGAAGTTGTTGCTGAAGTAAAAGAAGTTGTAAAAGAAGCTAAAGCTAAAGCTCCAAAAAAACAAGCAGCTCCAAAAGCAGCACCATCTCCAAAAACAAAAGCAACAAAGAAAACAAAATAAAATATAAAGAAAGTTATGGAAAAAATTAGTCTAAAATTGTTCGAGTTTTTAAATCTCGAAGCTGAAATTAATGGTTTAGTAAACCAACAAACAGGTGAAGCAATTTCTAAAGGTTTATTAGGTGAAAAACTTAATATGATCACTAAGTATTGGATCACTGATTTAAATAAAAGATTGACTTCTGAAAAAGAATCAATTAACAAACTTCGTGATGAATTAATTATGAAGTATGGTTCAACAGATGAAAGTGGTGGATACCAACTATCTCCATCTATCAAGGTAGAAGATGGTGTCGACGAAGAAGGTAACCCAAAATTCAAAGCAGAACCAAACAAAGATTTCTTTGAATTTCAAAAGGAATACAACGATTTGTTAAATCAAGAAAGAGAATTAGAGTATAAGCCTTTCAATATCAGCGATTTCGCTCATGTAGAAACAGAAGGCAACTACCAAACATTCTTCCAATTGATTAAAGTTGAAGACTAATCCCTCTATATAAAACAAAGAAATAGCCTCTAATTTAGGGGCTTTTCTTTATTAAATAAAGTTATATGAATAAATTAGTAGAAATAGGCAAAGCATGGATAGCAGCAGCAAATCCAACACCAGAACAAAAATCAATAGCTGAACATCGTTTAGCTGTATGTGATGGTTGTGAGCATAAAACACACCAAGATGTAATGAATTTTTGGTATTGTAATGCTTGTGGATGTCCGTTAGCTAAAAAGGTATTTAGTCCAATGAAGGATAGTTGTCCAAAACATAAATGGGAACAATAATATGAATAAGAAATTAACAGAACAGGAATTAGCTGAACTTATCGCAATGCGTGAACAATATTCAGATACAGTATTTGAAATTGGCCAGCTACAATACAATAAACACGAATTAGAAGAGCAATTAAAATTAATTGATCAGGACTTAACGGGGCTATATGCTGACATAAAGTCCGCCGAAACGCGCCAAAACGAATTTCTTATTAAGGTTCGTGAAACATATGGAGAAGGAACTCTAGATGTACAAACTGGTGAGATCCTAGCATAAGGCTAGGCGGTTACGTATTTCTCCGAATATTTATTGTCAGAATAATTCAAATCAATTTAACTAAAAAATACTATGGCAGAAAAAATTATCTCTCCTGGCGTTTTCACTCGCGAAAACGATAAGAGTTTAGTACAAAGAGGTATTCAAGAAGTTGGTGCTGCTATTGTTGGACCTACAGTTAAAGGTAATCCTTTAGCTCCAACAGTTGTAACATCATATAGTGAATATTTATCAGTTTTTGGTGATATATTCAAGAGTGGTAGTAACTACTATGAATATTTTACTTCATTAGCTGCTAAAGAATACTTCAACAATGGTGGAAACTCATTACTAGTAACAAAAATCATCAGTGGTTCTTCTTACGATACTTACGCAAGTTCATCAATTACATCTGCAACAGCAGGTACAGCTTCTTTCGTATTAGAAGCTACTCAATGGGGTGATATCGCAAACAACAGTGGTTCTGAAGTATCTGGCGCTTTAGCAAACGGTACATTAGAGAATGTACGTTGGGAAGTGAGCAATGTAAGTACTACAAAAGGTACATTTACATTAGTAGTTCGTCGTGGTGATGACAACACAAATAACAAAAACATTTTAGAAACTTTCTCAAACTTATCATTAGACCCATCTCAACCAAACTACATTTCTCGTGTAGTAGGTGATGCAAAACCTGTTTACAACGCTTCAAAAGGCTTAGTAGAAATTTCAGGTAGCTTCCAAGGTGGTTCTTCATATGTTCGTGTTAAGTCTGTAACTAATACTATCGATTCAATCGATAATAACGGAAACTACAAAGCTACTACATATAGTGGATCTTTACCAACAGTTGCTAGTGGTTCATTCAGTGGTGGTGTTGCTTCAACAAACAGATCTGCTGTATTCTTTGAATCAAATGATACTGCAGCTACAAACTGTCAAGGATTTGCTGCTGCTGATTATACAGCTGCTTTAAGTTTATTATCAAATAAAGATGATTATAGCTTTAACTTATTATTAGTTCCTGGTGTAACATTAGGTACTGGTGCTTTAAGTTCATTAGCAGATGATGTAATTGGAGTATGTGAAGGTAGAGGTGATTCAATGGCAATTATCGATACTACAGCATATGGTGCTAACGTAGCTGCTGCTGTTACAGCTTCTGCTGCTAATGGTTCAAGTTACGCAGCTGCTTACTACCCTTGGGTACAATTATTCAGTTCTAACTTAGGTAAGGCTGTATGGTGTCCTCCATCAGTAGTAATGGGTGGTGTATTCGCATTTAACGATCAAGTTGGTGCAGAATGGTTCGCTCCAGCAGGTTTAAATCGTGGTGGTATTGGATCAGTATTACGTGCTGAAAGAAGATTATCTCAAACAGATCGTGATGATTTATATGATACAAACATTAACCCATTAGCTTCATTCCCTGGAGAAGGTGTTGTAGCGTTTGGTCAAAAGACATTACAAAAGAAATCAACTTCATTAGATAGAATTAACGTTCGTCGTTTATTGATCACATTGAAAGGTTTCTTAGGTCAAGTTGGTCGTTCATTAGTATTTGAACAAAATACAGCAGCTACAAGAAACAGATTCATGAGCATAGCTAACCCTTACTTAGAATCAGTAGTACAACGTCAAGGTTTGTATGCTTACAAGGTAGTAATGGATGATTCAAATAACACACCAGATGTAATTGATAGAAACCAATTAGTTGGTCAAATCTATTTACAACCAAGCAAAACAGCAGAATTCATTGTGTTAGATTTCACAGTATTACCAACTGGTGCAACATTCCCAGCGTAAGAATTATAAACAATAATATTTATTAATAGACAAAATTTAACATAAAATGGCTGTATTAGATGCAAACCAAATAATGTTCACCGCTTTCGAACCAAAGGTGCAAAACCGTTTCATCATGTATGTAGATGGTATCCCAGCATATTTGATCAAGAAGGCAGCGTCTCCTCAGTTTGACGCAGGTGAAATTGTACTTGACCATATCAACGTTTACCGTAAAGTAAAAGGTAAAGTTAAGTGGCAAGACATGAACTTAGAATTATATGATCCAATCACTCCAAGTGGTGCTCAGGCTGTAATGGAATGGGCTCGTTTGGCTCACGAATCAGTAACTGGCCGCGATGGTTATTCTGATTTTTATAAAAAAGATTTAGTATTAAACGTATTAGGCCCTGTAGGTGACATCGTTAGCGAATGGGTAATCAAAGGTGCATATGTAAAAACTGCAAACTTTGGTGAATACGATTGGTCTAGTGAAGCAGCAGTTAACTTATCAGTTACTATTGCTATGGATTATTGCGTATTGAATTTCTAATTCCCTTCATATTTCTTTTCTTTAAGGCGTCTGCTTATGCAGACGTCTTTTTTTTTCGTATATTTATATATACACAAATAAAAATGTTATATGAGCGAATTTAAAATGCCTACCGAAACGATTTCGTTACCTTCAAAAGGCTTATTGTATCCAAAAGAATCACCACTATCCACAGGTGAAATTGAAATGAAGTATATGACCGCTAAGGAAGAAGATATTCTTACCAACGCTAACTACATTAAAGACGGTTCTGTACTTAATCGAGTAATGCAATCATTAATTGTAACACCAGTTAGTTTTAATGATATATTAGTGTGTGATAAAAACGCAATTTTGTTAGGTGCTCGTATCTTGGGATACGGTGCTGAATACCCATTTAGGTATTTTAATCCATCTACAGGTGCTGAAGAAACAATAACTGTTGATTTATCAACATTAAAAGAAAAAGAAATTGATTTATCAATATTTCAAGAAGGTATAAATGAATTTACATTCACTATGCCATTATCTGGAAATGAAGTAACATTTAAGTTATTAACACACGGTGATGAGCAAGCAATTGATGCTGAAATTAAAGGTTTAAAGAAAATTACACCACAAGGTTCATTTGAAATTACTACTCGTTTAAAATATATTATCACATCAATCAACGGTAAGAGAGAATTAGCATCAATTCGTGATTTTGTTGATAATGGTTTAACAGCAAAAGATGCTAGAGCATTGCGTGAGCATTATGCACAAATCCAACCAGACATTGACATGACTTACTATCCTGAAAATGCAGAGGAGGGCATTTCGATTCCAGTTGGAATTAACTTTTTTTGGCCTGACTCAGGGAGATAGACCTATAATATTCGACCAAATCCACGAAATAGTATTTCATGGAAAGGGTGGATACGATTGGAATACGGTGTATAATATGCCAATATGGTTACGTCGATTCACGTTCCATAAGATGAAAAAATTCTATGATGATGAAAATGAAGCAATGGAAAAACAAAATCAACAGCTTGAAAATAAATCAAAGGTATCATCAAAACCACTAACACCAAACGTATCACAACCCACATATTCAACAAGAGCGCCTAAGAAATAGGCGCTTTTTATATTTATACGGGTAATTATTACTTTATGGATGAGAAGTTATTAAAACAGATTGAACAGTACCTTAAAGACTCAGGTCTAAGCGCTGACGAACTTAGAAAGCGAATGGATGCCGTCAAAGAAAGTACTGCAGAATTTAATAGGGAGTTAATTAATTCTCGCCGCCATTTTGCTTCAATAGATAGTGATATTAAAGATTTAAGTGATCAATTAAAAAATGTTGTAAGAGATTTATCTAAATCTAATATTACTTCTAAAGACATTAATTCAAGCTTTAGAAAAATAAGTGGGCTTGCAGATAAATTAAAATCTGATGCTCAAGGTACTAGTATTTTAAATAAGCAAGAATTAATAGCTATTGATAAAAAACTTCAAAAGGAAACAGAATCTTTATTTGAAAAGAAAAGAGCTTTAGAAGAAGATTTTAAAGCTTATAATATAAATTCTCTAAATTTAGCAGCAGAAAATAAAAGAAATAAATTATTAGCAGAAAAAGCTAAACAATTAATTGAATTAAGAGGATTATTTGATGAAAATGGGCAATTTTTAGATGAAGAAAATAATTATTTGTCTAGAATTCAAATACTTACTAGAGAAAGAATTCAAAATGAAGAAGAGATTAATGCTAAATTAGGCATATCAGGAAAAATAGTAGATGGTATTGTTGGGACTTTAGGTAAATTAGGTATTAGTAGTACCTTTTTTGAAAACCTAAAAGAAGATATGAGGGAGGTTGCTAAAACTGGATCTAAATGGGATGTGTTGATGACGGGGGTAAGAGGAACCGTTTCTGGTATAGGACAAGCATTAAAAGATCCTGTTACACAACTTACTATACTATTAAAAATTGCTAATTTCTTCTTTAAAGCTGCTTTAAATGCTAATGCACAAGCAGTTGAATTAGGAAAGCAATTAGGATACGGAACTCAAAGAGCAGATGCCTTCAGAGAAAAGATGGTAGCTATAGAGCGTTCATCTAATAATCTAAACGTTACTACTGCTAATTTAACTCAAGCATTTGGTGAATTAACTAAAGCAACAGGATTTGCTTATGAATTTACAGCAGACCAGCTTGAAACTCAGATTAAATTAACTAAACAAGTTGGTTTACAAGCAGATGAAGCAGCTCAAGTCCAAAGATATGCAGCATTATCAGGTAAATCATCTGAAGAAACTTACAAATCATTTGTTAGAGGTCTAACAACCGCAAGAAATCAACTTAGAGTTGGTATTGATTTTAGATCAACATTAGCTGAGGCTGTTAAAGTATCAGGCCAATTAGCTGCTAATTTAGGATATAATCCTGAGCGTATAGCTAAGGCTGTGGTGGCTATGAAGGCATTAGGTACTACATTAGAAGATACCAAGTCACAAGCAGACTCGTTGTTGAATTTTGAATCATCTATTGAGAATGAATTAAAAGCAGAATTATTAACTGGTCAAGCATTAAATCTAGAAAGAGCTAGAGCATTAGCATTACAAGGTGATATGGCTGGTGTAGCTCAAGAATTAGCTAACCAAGGTATGACTGCTGCTAAGTTTTCTAAAATGAATGTATTAGCACAAAATGCTTACGCTCAAGCTTTAGGAACAACATCAGATAAATTATCAGAACAATTAAGAAAAAGAGAAGAAGCTGTTAAATCTGGTAAATCATTAGCTCAAATAAATGCAGATGAAGCAGCACAAGCCCTTGAAAGACAAAATGTTCAAGATAAGTTTAATGCTGCCGTAGAAAAATTACAAAGTCTATTTGGTAATTTGATGGCAGGTCCTTTAGGTTCATTCTTAGATATGTTAAGTGGGGGGTTAAATATTATTAATAGTATGATTCCCGCTTTAAAAGTAATTGGTGGTCTTTATTTAGCTATTAAGGGTTATCAATTAATATCAAATGTTCTTTCAACATCTGCTTTAGCTACTAATAGAGCTAATTATGCTATAAAAGCAACCCAATTAGGAACTGAAGCCTTTATAACTCGTGAAAAGGGGGTTCAAGGTTTAATGGATAAGCAGGGATTAGGAGCTAGAATGGTATATAATGCCCAATTATTAGCAGGATTAATATCAGAACAAGGTATAGCAGGTATTAAAACATATGCAAGCACATTAGAAGAAAAAAGCTTAGCTCGTAAAATTATAATGGGTACTTATGATGCTGCTGCTGTTATTGCTGCTAGAACAAAAGCATTATTTGAAGGATTTAGCCTTAAAAATATATTAGGTCAAATAGCAAGAATACCAATATTATTAGGATTAAGAAGTACAGAAGCTGCAATAGCAACTACTACTGCTGCTGCTACAGTAACTGCTGCTGAAGCCACTACTTTTGGTGCTGCTACAGTATGGATTGTAGCTGGATTAGCTGCCGTTATGGGGGCTTTAGGTACATATATGGCTATGAAAGATGGTATTATTGACCCAAGTAAAGGCCCAGTAATGACTGGAGGATTTGGATCAGTTCAATTAGATCCAAATGATAAGGCAATGTATGGTGCTGATGGTAAAATTAAAGTAGGTACAGACTTGACTGGTGGAGAAGGCGGTGGAAGTGGAGTAAATATTGATTTATCACCAGTAGTATCAGCTCTTGCTGAGGTTAGAGCAGCTATTGATCAATTAATCAATAAAGAAGGTATAGTGTTAATGGATAGCGTGCAGGTAGGTACAACACAAAACATGAACGGCCGTTATAAAACAGCCTAATTAAATATTTATACGTAGACAATTTTAAATTAAAATAAAAATGGCGATTATTAATCAAAAAGACAAAAGCAAATTAGGTTTAACAGCTAATAATTTATCAGCTAACAAATTTGGATATTTTGCTGGTACTGCAACTGACAAATTACACAATCAGTATTCAGTACACACAGATCCTAAAGTTAAATTAGTTGATTTCAATGGTTCTTCTAAAGTTAGAACAGAATCTACATTAGATGAGTTAGATCCAAAAGCTCCACGTAACCCACGTGCAACACAATACAAATCAAAGAAAGGTCGTAAATATAGCGATTTAGGTCCAACTGAAGGTCGTTACTAATAAACCAATTAAGGGATGCCTATAATCAAGCAATTAAATGCTACTAAGTTTCGTAGCTTAAAGTACGGTAATGATACCTCAGACGGAGGTAGCAGTAGGCAACCTTATATGAGGGTTGAATTAAAAGACCTTGATAAACCAATCAATAGACTTAGACTTACTAAATTTGATGATGGTTTAGTTAGAGGTGGAGCTGTAGGAGCATTAAATGCTGCTGCGGTTGATACACTTCGTATAGGTAAATTTTTTAAGGATTTACCAAAAGGACCTTTATTCCTAATTAAACAAGTAGGCTTACAGTTATCTAATCCTAGATTAGAATTTAAAAAAGTTGGTGGTGGTGCTGTAGGTGGTATTGGACCAACACGTCTATACAACTTAGGTATCAATACACTTGCTCAAGTTTCCCTTAATGCATTTGGTGGTCATTTAGTAAGACATGGTTTATTACCTGTAATGAATGATAATACTAAGTACTTAAGCGTAGTAACTGATAATAACAAATTTAGTGAAGATAACTTAGACTCTCAAAACAATAGATTAGTTGGTTTGAGAAACAAATTTGATTTAGGAGATGGTGAAGTTGAATATAGTATAACTTTAAAAGATGCTATAGCAACTAATAGACAAAACAATAGAGACGGAAGACAAGCTAACAGAGAATTTAATAGAGACGGAAGACAAGCTAACAGAAGTCTCAATAAGATGGGTAGGAAGATTAATAGAGAAGATAATAGAGATATAAGAAAATATAATAGAGGTTTTAATAGAGAAAGTAGAAAAATTAATAGACAAAATAATAGACAGGGAAGACAAAATAATAGACTTGTAAATCAAAGTACAAGAGAGGGAGCTAGAGTTGAAGGTTTTGAATTTACTCGTTCTAAATTTGAACGTACTTCGTATGAACCTACTAACCTTGAACAAACTAAATTTGAACGTTCTGTATTTCATCGCTCTAGTTTCAAAAGAAATAAAATAAACATAAGCGATTATACTATTGATAATTATCTTGGTGGACCAGGTTCAGTATATGGTATAGGAAGAACTATTATCAATAGATATAATTTTACTGAAGATAAAATAAAGATCGATCAGGCTTTTGAAAACGCTAGGATAGAAACAATTAGAGGAAGTTTATTAGTTAACCCATTAACAGAACAAAGTGCGTTTGCCGATGCTAGTGGTAGTTACATTACAGGGGCAACTGTTGTCCCTTTTATAGATGCAGATTGGGTATGGGATGATTGGAATAACGAAGAAGATCAATTTAAAGCACTATCAAGAAAAAAACAACCAGGGAGTTTTTACTATACAGTAGGAAATATAGCTGAAAGTAAATTACAAAAGGCTATTGGTGATGGAAATATCAATACAAGTCCTCAAGATCCTGATTGGTCTAAGAGCACAATATATGGGTATAAAACTTTTGGAACAGGACATGTTCCTAAGATAGACCCAACTATGCTTACGTCCCCAGAACAATTTAAAGCAATAAAACGTTCTTTACTTTGGGACTCTGAAAAGAAAATAATAAAATTTTATGACGAAGACCCAGAATATATTGGTGGTACAAGAGATATAGTAACATTTTCAAAATCAACCAAAAATGCAGTTGATGGATTAAAGGATGCTCAAGTTAAACGAGAAGATTTCACTACAACTGGTAAAACTTTAGAAGAAGCCCAATCAAAAATGTCGGCTTTGACAAACCAGCCTGCTGGTTTAGATTATTTTGAAAATGATCCTGGAGGAACTACTTTAAAAGATGTAGGAGTTACAGCAAGTAAAGTAAGAAAGAAAAAAACAGTTAAAGCGTCAATTATAGATGTTAAGGGATTTGAAAGAGAAAATAAACTAGAAACCATTTACAATAATGGTGAGATGGTATCATCCCCATTAACATCAATTATTCAAGAAACTAGTGGTGATGATATTTTTAAAACTGAAGATCTTATCATAAATAGAGACACTAAAAATTTCCGTTATCTTGCTGGTGGTAGAACAATGTCTGCTTTTGACAGATTTGATCCAGATATAATGAGTGTACATTTTAACTCTATCGATCCATTCACTGCTACAAATTTAAGCAGTATATGGTTCTCAGCATATATGTCTGGATTTAAGTATGGTACATCAGCAACTTGGAACCCAGTAAAGTATGTGGGTAGGTCAGAAAGTTTTTATACCTTCACCGAACATAAAAGAGATGTAAGTTTTAATTTACAAATTCCATGTTTTAATGAAACTGAATTATTAGAAAACCATTCAAAGTTAAGTGAATTACAATCAGTTTTAGCAGGAAAATATAGTCCTGATAATAGATTAGGAGGAATAATAACAGCAATAACATTAGGTAGTTACTTAGTGGGAGAACCAGGAATATTAACATCAGTTTCATTTGATATACCTGATACATCTTCTTGGGATTTGGATTTTAACTTAGCAATGTATTTAAATGCACAATTTAGCTTCATTGTTATTGGCAAAGAATTACCTGAATTTAGAAAAGGCGGGTTCTTCTTTGGCAAACCACAACCTAAATCAGAACCTCCTAAAACAGATCCTGCCGCTAAAGAAGAGCAGAAACCAAAAACAGATGCTACTAAAGGAGACAGTGAACAGAAAATTGAAAAGAAAAAAACGGACGACGCTAAGAAAAAAGAAGAAAAACAAACAAAGATAATTGCACCAAAAGCAACATTAACAGATTCAAACGCAGGTGCTAAAAAGGAAAAACTTAGCACAGCCGTTAAATCAGGGACCTATAAACCAACAACAAATCTAGCAACAACCACTAAAAGTACCTTCCAAGGTTATGGTGGTGGAAGTTCAGGTGGAGGTGGTGCAAGTGGAGGGTGGTAATTTAATAATATAATTGATGAGATATACAACAAAAGATATTACACAAAAACCAACAGGTACAAAATACCTAAAGTTAAAGAAATACCCAAATATTCCTTTAACAGAATCTGATGTCTATGTTATTACAACAATAGGAGATAGACTAGATTTATTATCCTATGTTTATTACAAAGACCCAGAATATTGGTGGGTTATATCTGCAGCTAACAACAACATCAATAAAGGCTCTATGTTTCTCACACCAGGTACTCAATTAAGAATACCAACTGATTTAGGAGCTGTATTAAAAATGTTTAACGATTTAAACTACAAATAATGTTATGTCTATATTTAAAGAATCATTTCCATCGCATATTAAAAAGCAACTCTTAAAAAGAGGAGAGGCTATTGTTAGACGTAACTTAACAGACTTAACCTACTATAATGGTAGAAAAGCCTGGTTGAGAATGTCTTCATCAGTTGACGTTAAAGAGGATGGTGGCTCTTTAGCTAAAAATTATGTTTTATTAGGAGGTGCTTTATATAATGGTAAACTAAGACATGGTGTTGGGAGTGGGCCTGAAAACGCATATGCATTACAAACACCAAGCGGACAAACACACAAATATGGTATTAGACCAATGCCTGGTATTACTGGAGTTGATATTAAATCAAAAGGTGCTTACGGTTCATTAAGAGAAGTAACAATAAATTTTAACTGTTGGGATATTACTCAATTAGAAGATTTAGAATTACTTTACATGAGACCAGGATACTCTGTATTATTAGAATGGGGATGGATTCCTTACCTTAATAATGATGGGGCTTTAGTATCAACACCTGCAACGTTTGATATATTTGATAGTAATTTAAAAGGAAAAGATTACCAAAACGTATTCCAGAAGTTATTCAAGATGGAAGAAGAAGCACAAGGTAATTATGGTGGATTCCTAGGTATTATTAAAAACTATAAATGGTCAGCTAGACCAGATGGAGGATATGATTGTAGTACAACTTTAATTTCTATTGGTGAAATGATAGAATCATTAAAGATTAACTATACAGCAGCTAATTTATCACTTACTACATTACAAACTGTAGGATACCTAAAAATGGTAGACTCAGCTAATCCTGATTTAGATGATGATGCTTTAGAATTATTTTATGGACGAAATTTCTTATCAGGATTGATATATGAATTATGGGAATCTATAGATTCAAAAAACAATTGTGCAATTTTCACTAAAAAAGATAGCTTTGGAGTAGAATACGATATGCTTGCAATGGATATTGAGTTCGAAAATGATACAGAAGATGATGAAGAATTGGGATGGGCTTTCGATAATCAAAAATATATTACATTAGAGTCTTTATGTAGATTGATAAATCGTCACTTAACAGTAGGTATAGTAAGTGAAGATGGAAATAAACCTATTATAGGAGTGTCAGTTAGTGATAGAAAATACCCATCTGGTAATAATATAGATTTATTAAATGCAACAACTCCTTACTTATTGAGTTTATGTCACCCACTACAAATGTCAGTTGACCCATCAGTATGTTTAATTAGAAACGATGTTTGGGGAGCTTTTAAATTACCTGAAGAAATAACTACCCCACCTGCCCCATCATCTCCCCCATCAAATACAGGAGACAAAGGAAAACAGGTTGATGCTAATATTACATTTAATGGAGTTGCTACACCTTGTGAAACAGCAGCCAAAGCAACCTTAGATGCCATCATACCTCAAGTAACTGCTATTAATGGTGATGATACATTCACGATGGATACTCTTAAAAAGTATTTTAATGCTTGTAGTGCTGCTGGTGTTAACGCAGATAAAGCTGCTGAAGAATTAGCTAGACAATTTGAACTTAATGCAACTGTCACTCCAGGTGTGTTATACGGTACAAATATAAGTACAAACGGTAATTCAAGCGATAATCTTTTTACCTTCTTAGATGACCAACTTTATGAATCAGAAATAAAGGAATGCTCCCCAGCATTATCAAATTTGAAAGGAAAAAATATGGGGATAATACAAGCAAAGATAGATGTAATCACAGCTCAGAAGGCAGCTGCTAAAAAAGCAGAGGAATTAAAAGAAAAACAAGAAGATGCTGCAGAAGATCTTAGTTGGATGAGCACATTAAAACCATTCTCAGTGTCTGATGCTAATGGAACGGCAGATCCTGCTTGTAAATCTGGTTTAGGACAAATAGGAAATATATATCTTAATTTAAGATATTTAATGAAATCATGTAAAGATCCTGGATTAGAGGAAAGTGATAAAACAGGTAAGAATACTATTAATTTATATGATTTTTTAAAGAAAATATTAACGGATATTGCTACAGCAACAGGTAATGTAAATAACTTTGATATTCATGTTGATCCTATAGATAGTGTAGCTAGAATTATAGATATTAACTTTGTAGACACTCAATCGAAAAAAGACGCCTACAACAATTCATTCACATTCTACTCAGAAGATGGAACACCAACAGGAAAATATAATGGTTTAAAATCTACAGTAAGAAATTATTCATTAGAATCACAAATATTCTCTGAACAATCTTCTATAGTAGCAATAGGTGCTCAAACAGGTGGTGGTCAATTAGGTTTAGAAAACGATACTATGGTTGGGTTCAACTATGGTGTAAAAGATCGTCTTAAACCTAAAATAAATGCCATGAATACAACAGGAACTGATGACAGTGCTTCAGTTCAATTGGAAAATTTATTAACTAACCTCACCCCAATATATGAGTTTATTGGTGAAATGGCAGGTAATGGAGTATTTACTGAAAGTGATTATGATATATCTAAGGCAAGTAATTATGAGGGCGCTCTTAGAGATGTTATAGCAATTTTTAGAGCTTTATCTAAAAATCCAATTAAATTTAAAGCAATTATCCCTACAAAATTATCATTAGAAATAGATGGTATATCAAATCTAATCATAGGCCATATGTTTAATATCCACCCAGATTTACTTCCTAAAGGATATAAAACTGAAGGTGATACTGAGGCTGGTAGAAGACTAGGATATATTTTAACAGGAATAGGACATACCGTTAGTGATAATGGTTGGACCACTAAATTAGAAGGCCAAACAGTTATATTAGAAGAACCAGATGGTGAGGAAAAAAGTTTATTCGATATTACTTTAAGTAAAACTGGAAAAGTACAAAAAGCTTCCGCTAAAATCACAACAGATGAAAAAGGAAACTTAATTAAAACGGACGTAACATTAAGCCAGGCTCAAATGCAGGAAATCGAACAATGGATTAATTTTGGTGGATTTAAAAAGTTCTATACAAATGGATATTTTAACCCTAATACTCTTTTAGATGCCGCAACTGCTGCTAAATCATGTGGGTTTAAAATAGCAGTGACATCAGGGATAAGAGGTGGAGAAAATCAAGGATATCATAGAACTGGTTGGGCTCTTGATATATCTGGGTTTGATGGTCTTTACTCAACAGCTTCAACAAATACTGGGTTGGAAAAAAACCATGCAAAATATGCAGCAAATGGAGATAAACTTGCTTCTGCTCTCATAAAAATGGGTTACAAGCATTTATTTGAATCTGGAAAAGATGGTACATCAGCAGAAGTATATCAAACAAAAACATTTATATGGCGATCAGGAGGTCACTTTAACCATATTCATATGAGTAACTCATTTGAAGCCCCAGGTTGGAAAAACCCAAATAAAGTAGGAAAGTATGCAGTACAACAAAAGAAATATAATCCAAATAAGTATAAATAATGAGAGCGCCTAAGAATTTAGTCAAAGTAAAATATACAATGGGGGAAAAATATGTTGATTCTAATTTTAACCCATATACAGGATATTACTGTGAATTACGAGGTAAAGCATATCCTGGGAAAGTATATACTGGTGCTTCAAAACCTTTAAAATTAATATCTAGTTTAAACAAAAGTACTAAAATTAATGGAATAACCTTTAATGTCTCTAGTACATACGATTCAGAAATAGAATTTGTATTTAGATACTTTGTAAAATACGTCAACACTGTCCCAGTGTACATAAAAGAAATAAACGCTGATACTTATAATTCTATTAAAGATAATCCTTTATATCAAACTACAGTGTTAAAATTTACAGTATCTGAAAAAGGTTCTCCCTCAAATGGTTTCTTTGATATGAATGAAGTGGAACAGGCCAATAAGAAAATGTCTGGAATAAAACTTTATCTTCAAGATGAACTTTTTTAAGGCAAGATTTTATATTATATTTAGGGCCACAAAAAAAAGGTTATGTTTTATATTATTGAGAAATCATCTCAACTATCACAATTATCATTCGAGGATTGTTTCGTTAGGTTTATTCCTAATAGTAACAGTTTTCATCCTGCACTTACTGAGTTAAGTCTAATTTATGTTAGACCTGTTCATAGTAAGAAGGGATACATACTGTGTTTAAATCATAACGAATCATTATCATTATCCAAAGATAAAGTATTTGATTGGTTAGATGATCTAGGTAAAATATGGGTATTAGATAAAAAACAAGCATTACATTGGTACCCAAATTCAGATAAATTATTTGATGTTAATTTTATAGAGCATGTTGACATAAAGGCGTTAGATAATGCCTGTATAAGCTACTACTACAGCTTACATGGTGCGTTGTCTAACGTCAACTGTTTAATTCCTATTAGCAAACATTATGAAATGTGTGAGGCTGTATATGAATTAGCATGGCCTATTATTAAACAATATTCATTAAGCGACACAACGTTTCAATTTAATAATTTTCGCACGTCAAATGTGTTTTATAATATTGAAAAAAACGGCATTAAGGTCGATAAAAACTGCTTTATTGATTATTATCGAGGTAAGTTGCACCACCCAGAATTCAATTTAAATCGCAGTAAAATATACACTCAATATAATTTATATACAACAACATCACGCCCATCTAATACATTTAACAGCGTGAATTTCGCCGCATTGCATAAAGATGATGGCGAACGCATGTGTTATAGACCGGAAAACGACAAATTTATTGAAATTGACTTCCAGGGTTATCACCCACGATTAATTGGTGAGATGATTGGATTTGATTTTCCAAAAGATAAAAATACATACGAGTATTTAGGTTATATATTAGGTGTATCACAACAAGAAGCAAAAGAATTAACATTCAAGCAATTGTATGGTGGTGTTTGGTCTGAATATCAGTCAAAGCCATTTTTTGAGAAAGTACTTGCATACACAGATGATATGTGGGATACGTACCAATATGGAAAATCGTTCAAGACGCAGAATAAAATATTTATACCCGACGAAAGCATAACAAAAACAAAATTATTTAATTATGTTGTGCAGAGTAATGAAACATCAACCAATGTTGAATTATTAGGGCTGGTATTTAATTTATTAGAAGGTAAAAAAACGAAATTAGTATTGTATACTTATGATGCGTTTTTATTCGATTATAGTGAAGAAGATAAAGGTTTAATTCAACAGATAGTTGATGTATTAGAATATCCTGTAACCATTAAACAAGGCCAATCGTATCACGGTTTGGAGAAATTATAAATATTTATTATGGAACAACTAAACGAATTAGACTTGAACAAATTATTCTGTACATTTACAACTCCACTGGATTTGGAAAATACAGTTAACACAATCAATCGCCGTTACGCTATATTATTCAATAAGATATTTATTCTTGAATCTCCACAAAGCGAAGAATTGATGTGTACTTACAATATTGACTCGGGCAATGTACAAGATGCACCGATGGCCAATACTATCTTATTACATAGAAAGAAAGAATCAAACACATTATATACCATTAATGCTTTAAATACTTTAATTAAGGATTTGAATGGTGGTATATTAGATAAGAGTTTCGTTGTTAACTGGAACGATTACAAAAATTGCATTTTACTAACAGACGGACCTAGCCTACGCAGGTTGGATACGGCTATTCATAAAATAATAGATTTTAACAAGTAAAAAACACTTGTTGAAATAAGTTTTGAGGTCATAAAGAAGAATCATAGATTCATAATATATTCCGTTCATAGAACGACTTACAATTAAAACAAATAAACATGGACTTATCGTTCGTCAAGCAAAAGCTTGAAGCAAACGCCAACAGAGGCGCAGGTCGTGAAAAAATCGACTACACAAAGATCTTCTGGAAACCTAAAGCAGGTAAATACCAGATTAGAATCGTCCCAAACAAATTTAGAAAAGAGTGGCCATTAAGAGAAATCCAAATGCATTATGGATTTTCTAAGGGACCAATTTTGGCTTTATCTAACTGGGGTGAAGAGGATCCAATTACAGGTTTCGCTAAGGGATTAAGAAAATCAGCTGACAAAGATGATTGGACTTTAGCCAACAAAATTTCTCCTAAAACACGTTATTTTGCTCCAGTAATCGTTCGCGACGAATTGAGTGCAGGTGTTCGTTTATGGGAAGTAGGTAAATTAGTAAATGACCAATTAATGGGTATCGCTAGCGATGAAGATTATGGTGATTTTACTGACATTACTGATGGACGTGACTTTACAGTTGAAGCTGTAGAAGACGTTATTGCTGGTAGAAAAGGTATCAAATGTACTTTACGTATTAAACCAAAAACATCTCCAATTTCTGATGATCCTGCTGTAGTAGAGAAAGCATTAGAAGAACAACCAGATATCTTAGCAATCAACCGTAAGTATACTTACGATCAATTGAAAGATGTATTACAAAAATGGTTGAGTCCTGAAGATGAAGCATCAACTTCAGAAGCAACTCCAACTGTAGCATCAACAGATGATGAGGAAGATGATTTTATTAAAGAAATCAATGCTCCAATTCAACCTTACAGTTTAGATGTAAAACCAAAAGAAACGGCATCTGACAAATTTGATTCACTATTTAACGACTAATAATGGCTAAAAGTAAAGACAGTTTAACGTCGGTTGTATCCGAATCGTTAAAGAAATCCTTTGATATTAATGCATATAAGAAATCTAAATTCTTAGATGAAACTACAAAGTTTAAAGAGCAAAAATGGATTCCATTTTCGCCTGCAATTCAATCTGCATTATCTATTCCTGGGATCCCTATGGGGCATGTCGCTATAGCTAGAGGAGGTTCTGATACTGGTAAAACTACTCTAATGATTGAGACTGCAGTAGCGGCTCAAAAGATGGGTATTTTACCAGTATTCATTATTACTGAGATGAAGTGGGATTTCGCCCATGCTCAAACAATGGGACTAGAATTAGATGCTGTTCCTGATGAAGAAACTGGTGAAGTAATTAACTACAAAGGTTTCTTCTTATATGTAGATAGATCATCGCTTAATACAATTGAAGATGTATCTGCTTTTATAGCTGATACTCTAAATGATCAGGCAAAAGGTAAATTACCTTATGATCTATTATTCCTATGGGATTCAGTAGGTTCTATTCCATGTGAAATGAGTGTTAAACAAGGTAATAACAACCCAATGTGGAATGCAGGTGCTATGGCTACACAGTTTGGTAATTTTATCAATCAACAATTTCCACTTTCACGTAAAGAAAAATATCCTTATACAAATACCTTCTTTGTTATTAACAAAACAGGTGTACAACCAGCTTTAACACCAATGTCTCAACCAAAGATGACAAATAAAGGTGGTAATGCAATGTATTGGGATGCTTCAATCGTAATCACATTTGGTAATGTTACTAATAGTGGTACTTCAAAGATTAAAGCAGTTAAAAACGGAAAGAATGTTGAATTTGCGAAGCGTACTAAGATAGCAATTGATAAAATTCATGCTGACTGTGGTGTAGCAACCTCATCTACTGTAATTGCAACTCCTCACGGGTTTATTCCTGATGAAGATACTGCAATTAAAGCATACAAAAAGCAATACGCAAACCAGTGGTTTGAAGGAGTAACAAATGTTGATGAATTACAAATCATAGAAGACAATAGTGAATGGGATGAAAGTAGTAAAATTTCACCTACAATTGAAATAGATAACAATGCAGAATAAATACTTTGAACTTCTTTCAAGTATTCAACCTGACACTCGTACATCACTAGATTCGATTTTAATAATAGACGGCTTAAATACTTTTTTAAGAGCGTTTACTATGATAAACCACATAAATCCAAATGGCCACCACATTGGTGGCCTAACTGGATTTTTAAAGTCAGTAGGTTATGCAATTAAAATGCTTAACCCAACTAAAGTAGTAATTGTATTTGATGGAGTTGGTGGTTCGAATGCTAGAAGGAACTTATACCCAGAATATAAGGCAAATCGTCACGTTAATCGTATGACGAACTACTCAATTTTCTCTTCAAAGGAAGAAGAAACAGAGAGTATAAACAATCAGATGGCAAGATTAATTCAGTATCTTAAATGCCTACCGATTACTGTTATTAGTATTGATGGTTTAGAAGCAGATGATATTATTGGTTATTTAACTAATAAGTTTCAAGTTTATGATGAAACTAGAAGTGTAACTATTATGTCTGCTGATAAAGACTTCTTACAGCTAATATCACCTAAAGTACAAGTATATTCTCCTGTTAAAAAGAAAATATATAAACCAAAGGATGTATTGGAGGAATTTGGGGTTAGTAGTTATAATTTCCTTAACTATAAAATCCTATTAGGAGATAATTCAGATAATGTGCCTGGGATTACAGGTTTAGGACCTAAAAAGTTAACTAAATTATTTCCAGAATTAGCATCAGATAACCCAGTAACATTAGATGAAATTATTGAGAGATCTGCAGATAAAATAGAAGAGAATAAATTATATTTCTCTGTAGTAGAAAGAAGACACCAATTAGCAATTAATTATCAATTGATGTCTTTGAATGGAAGTTTCTTATCACCGGAAAACAAACAGTTGGTAAAAGACGCATTTAATAATTCGTATGAGTTAAATAAGTATATCTTTCATCAAATATATGTAAATGATAAGTTAGGAGAATCAATTCCGAATGTAGATAGTTGGTTACAAGAAACATTTGGTTATCTAAATTCTCTAAATTAAATTTATAAAATAAGTTATGACAACATTAAGCAAATTAAATCAATATGGCCCGGGTTTCCAAACCAAAGTAATTGGAGCACTATTAACACAGAAAAACTTCTTAGTTAATGTATCCGATTCACTTGAAAAGGAATACTTTGAGAATCAGGCTAATCAATGGATTATAAAAGAGGTACAACAATATTTCTCCAAGTACCATACAGTTCCTACAATGGAGGTGTTATCAACTGAAGTAAAAAAGATTGATAACGACGTTTTAAAAATCGCTATTACTGAAGGATTAAGAGAAGCCTATAAAGAATCACAATCAAATGATTTGGAATGGGTGGAAAGCGAATTTACTAATTTCTGTAAAAACCAACAAGTAAAGAAAGCAATTATGACATCAGTCGATTTGCTTGGTATGGGTGATTATGATAGTATTAAAACACTAATGAATAATGCCTTGAAAGCTGGTGAAGATAAAAATATTGGTCATGAATATGATAAAGATATTGAGTCAAGATACAGAATGGATGATAGAAACGCAGTACCATTTCCTTGGAAAGTATTTAATGATTTGACTCAAGGTGGTATGGGTAAAGGTGATTTAGTATTAGTATTTGGTAATCCTGGGGGTGGTAAATCATGGGCTGTAATTGATATGGGTGCTTATGCTGCTGCATTAGGTTATAATGTAGTGCACTATTCACTTGAATTAGCTGAAGGATATGTAGGTAAAAGATATGATGCTGTGTTTACAGGGCTACCTGTTGATACATTAGATAAACATAGAGCCAAAGTTGAAGAAACAATTGGTAAAGTAAAGGGTAAAGTTGTAATTAAAGAATACCCACCTAAACGAGCATCATTCGACACTATCCAGGCTCACTTACAACAATTAGAACATCAACACGACTTTAAACCAGATCTAATTATTATCGATTATCTCGATTATGTTAAGAGTTCATCTCGTAATAGAAGTGGAGAGCGTAAAGAGGAAATTGATGATGTTTATGTTGGAGCTAAAGCATTGGCCAAAGAATTAGGAATACCAGTTATATCGCCTTCACAAGCAAATAGAGGTGCTGCTAAGAGTAATATCATTGAAGGTGATAATGCAGCAGGTTCATATGAAAAAATTATGATTGGTGATATTATTTTATCTTTAGCTCGTGGGAGAAAGGATAAAGTAAACGGAACAGGACGTTGGCACGTTATGAAAAATAGATATGGTGCTGATGGATTAACATTTGGTTCCAAAATAGATACGTCAAACGGAAAAATAGATATATACGAAACGCCATTAGAAGATGATGATGACGATGACTCTAAACCTGTAAACCAATACAGTAGTGTCAACAATGATGATAGAGACTATCTTCAACAGAAGTTTTTTGAACTTAGTAAAGGCCAATAGTATATACTATATTTATAACTACAAACACAAAAATATATGGTAAAGGTAAAAAGGTTCACGGCTGCATGGTGCGGCCCGTGTAAGCAGCTTGCTCCTCTTTTCGGGCAACTGCAAGCAGAGTATTCAGGAGTTTCATTTGAAACGATTGATGTGGATAATGATAAAGAAGAAGTCATGAAATATATGGTTACATCTGTTCCTACGGTTGTAATTGAAAATGGAGGACAAGTGGTTCAACGATTCGTTGGAGTAAACCCGAAATCAACATATACTCAAGTAATTAAATCACTTATTTAAAAATTAGAAAAATGGATGTAACGCAAAGTATTCTTAGCGAGATCACTACGTACATGAAGTACGCTAAGTATTCTCCTGAGAAGAACAGAAGAGAAACATGGGAGGAATTAGTAACGAGAAACAAAGAAATGCATCAAACTAAATTCCCACAACTTAAAAATGAAATTGAAGAAGCTTATAAACTGGTTTATGATAAGAAGGTATTACCTTCAATGCGCAGTTTACAATTTGCTGGTAAACCCATTGAGCTTAATAATGCTCGTATATTTAACTGCTCTTTTTTGCCTCTTGATGATTGGAGATCATTCAGTGAAATAATGTTCTTATTGTTGAGTGGGTGTGGAGTAGGATACTCAGTGCAACTACATCACATTGAGCAGTTACCTGAAATTAAGATACCAACCAAACACAAAAGATACTTAATAGGCGACAGTATTGAAGGATGGGCAGACGCTGTAAGAATGCTATGTAAGGCGTATTTTACGGGTGCTCCGTTGCCTTTATTTGATTTTAGAGACATCAGACCAAAAGGCGCTCAGTTGATCACTGTAGGTGGTAAAGCACCTGGTCCTGAACCATTGAAAGAATGTTTATTTAACTTATCTAAAGTATTTGAACGTAAACAAAATGGTGATAAATTAACATCAGTAGAAGCTCATGATATGGCTTGTCATATTGCTGATGCAGTATTGAGTGGTGGTATCAGACGTGCAGCATTAATCTCATTATTCAACTTAGATGATGAAGATATGTTAACATGTAAGTTTGGTAATTGGTGGGAAGAAAATCCACAAAGGGGACGTGCTAACAACTCTGCAGTTGTAATGCGTCATAAAATTGACGAAGAAGAATTCTTCAAATTATGGAAGAAAATTGAATTAAGTGGATCTGGTGAACCAGGTATCTACTTCAGCAACGATAAAGATTGGGGAACTAACCCATGTTGTGAAATTGCTTTACGTCCTTATCAGTTCTGTAACTTATGTGAGGTAAACGTTTCAAACATTGAATCACAAGAAGATTTAAACGAAAGAGTACGTGTAGGTGCCTTTATCGGTACATTACAAGCAGCATACACTGATTTCCATTACTTAAGAGAAATCTGGCGTAAAACAACTGAAAAAGATGCTTTACTAGGTGTTGGTATGACAGGTATTGGTTCAGGTGTAATTTTAAATTACGATTTAAAGAAAGCAGCTGATTTAGCTAAAGAAGAAAATGCAAGAGTAGCTGAAATCATTGGTGTTAATAAAGCAGCTCGTGTAACTACAGTTAAACCATCAGGTACTAGTTCATTAGTATTAGGTACAGCATCAGGTATTCACGCTTGGCACAATGACTTCTATATCAGACGTATTCGTGTAGGTAAAAACGAAGCTATTTACAACTACTTAGCTATTAATCATCCTGAATTAGTTGAAGATGATTTCTTCAAACCAACAATCCAAGCAGTTATTTCAGTACCTCAGAAAGCACCATCAGGTTCTATTTTAAGAACTGAAAATGTAATTGATATGTTAGAACGTACTAAACGTTTCAATGTACAGTGGGTTAAGAAAGGTCATAGAAAAGGTGCTAATACAAACAACGTATCTGCTACAGTATCAATTCAAGAGAATGAATGGGAACAAGTAGGACAATGGATGTGGGAAAACAGAAACACATTCAATGGTTTATCAGTATTACCTTATTTTGGAGGTAGTTATACACAAGCTCCATTCGAAGATATTACTGAAGAACAATTCAATGAAATGGCTACTCATCTACATAACATTGATTTAAGTAAAATTGTTGAATTTAGTGATGATACAGCATTGATGGATCAAGCAGCATGTGCTGGGGGTGCTTGTGAAATAGTATAATGCACGACAATTTGGTTCAAAATATAGTAAATGGAATATACGTAAGTATAAAAACAAATAGATGAGTAAAGATTTAATAAACAATGTTGATTATTATATAGAAGGCGAGCGCGTGATTTTCACTGCGCTCGCTCATATTAAACGCGGCTCTTGCTGTGGTAATGGGTGTAGACATTGTCCTTATGAGCCAAAACATACTAAAGGAAAGGTGGTTATGT